TAAGTTCAACATCATAGTAACGAATTTTGAGATCTACTTTATTTAACTTCTCATCGGCATCCAGATACCTCTGTAATGCTTCTTTATCTCTAACTTTATATGGGAAGGGATCTTCAACATAAACCTCTGCTGGTGCCTTTCCAGTATAATAGTTATATCTTTCCAGTCTAACTCTGTTATAAGACTCTCGTGCTTTTTCTCTCAACAATGTGATGGTATTATAGAGAGTATAATACTTTGAATGAAGTTGAGGAATTTTTAAAGATTCATCATGTAGATTATCAGGGTCGATTTGAGAATCTCTTTCCCACATCTCCTGAATTTGATCAAGATTCATAAGGGTGTTCTATTATCGGATGCTAGTACATTGTAGATAGTATACTTGAAAGTGACCTCTGCTGTAAAGTAGTTTATATCAGAATCACTTGCCTCAAATTCTAAAGATGTTAAGTAAGTTGGAAATAAATCTTTAAATTTTACAATAGCAACATCTCTGAAATTGCTATTTAAGATGTGAAGACTTCCATCACTAAATTGATAGTTTAAATTTCTTACTCCATTATCATCAGTTATTAAATCTCTAAATTGCTGAGTAGTTTCTGGAAATCCTAGACCAGTCAACCAATTGTGAACTGCCATATAATTTTCCATGTTCTCATCAACTAAAAATCTTAAAGAAAAATCACCATAATTTAACTTGTCTCCAGGAACATCCAAATCCTTGAGATAGTTTGGTTGAACTGCAGAACCTAAACTAATTTCAGGTATTCTTGCAGAATTGCAGAAAAAAGAAATTTTTGGATCTTTTGATAATGTAAACTTAAAACCAACCGGAGATAAAAAGTTTCTATTGTTTATTTGGTTGGGAAAATTACAAGCCATTTTTATTTTTATTTAGATAAAAAAAGAGGGTTCCGAAGAACCCTCTGAGAAGTGAATGCCCGAAGGCTGATATCACATGAGGTTTTGAACCTTGACTCTTCTGTAGTAACGGTTTGCGTTAGTCTTGAGAGCACCAGGATTAGTAACAGGTGCAGCACCTTCTGCAAATGGGTTAGCAGCAAGACCATAACGAGTCTTGAAGCCAATCTTAGGCTGGAAGGTGTTCTCACCGACGGCACGAACCATCTGGAGAGGAACGTATGGGCAGTAGAACAGACCTGCGTCATAAGGTGAAGAACCCTTATAACCAGCAACGTAATACTGATCACCATCGACGTTTGCAGAATATGGATCGATGTATACACGATACTTACCTGCAAGTACACCTGCGAAGGTGTTACCGGTGTCATCAACGTTCAGGTTTGCGTTGAGTGCTGGGGTGTAATCAAGTACACCAGCCATGGTCAGTGCGGAAGCAACGTCTGCAGAGCAGAGGATCATGTTGCCCTTTCCTCTACGAGTTCTTTGTGCGATTGCGTTAGCATCACGCTCGATTTGGAAAATCAGACCCTTGAACTTCTCAACAGACCAACGACCATTGGAGTCAACGTCGAGGTCGAAAGTACCAGGAGTTGCAACGTTTGCTTGAGCACCAGGCTCTGCAACTTTATAGATGGTTCTGATGACTTCACGGTTGATTTCGGCAAGAATCTCAGTTGAGAGAATGTTTGCCAATTCTGCTTCAGCATTCAGACCATGAATTGCCTTGAGGTCCTGTGCGAGTTCTAATGAGTACTCGGCTTTCAGTGCTCTTGACTTTGCAGTAACGGTGACTTTCTCAATCGAGAATGCCATCTCGTTGAAAGATTCGCCATTACCCAGTGCTTCAGACTGTGCGGTATCCATACCCTGCTGTGCAGTGTATCCGCTTTCAGTTTGAGCAGTTGGGCTAAGCAGACCTGGATTGGATCCAAGTTGAGGACCGGTAGTACCAAAACCAACTGAATTGCCTTCAGAACCAGCAACATATGGGTTTGCAGTTCCGATTCCACTATTGGAGAATCCAGTATCTGGTTCGTCGAACAGTGCTTCTGCGCCACTCTGAGAAGAGTAACGGGAACGCATTGCAAAGATCAGACCAGTAGGACCATTCATTGGTTGAACACCAGCCAGGTCATATGCGACCAGGTTAGGCATTGCACGTCTGATCAAGGAGATCAGAACGGGATCGAAGTTAGCAACTCCAGCTCCGGTTGAGTTAGTTGGACCAGCTTCAGAAAGAAATTCTCTTTCTTCCTTAAGCATTTTTTCTTGGTTCTCCAGAAGAACTGCGGTAACCATTCTCTTATGGGCATCTTGGATGCCACCGAGACCCTCATGGTTGAGGATAGGTGCCCACTTCTCCTGAAGGTATTCAGCATTGAAACCTTGCATTTGAATTTACCTTGTTAAAAATTTTTAGTTTGATTTATGATTAAAAAATCACTTTTGCGAAACTCTGGTCAGAGTGTTCAAGTATGATTCCATTAAACCAGTTACTGGTTGACTAGAAACTTCTGAACTCTCAGAAATATTCTCTGACTGGTCTCTTTGAGCTCCAGCATTCTCTGGGAAGTATGACTTACGCAGAGTTACCAGTTTCTCACGATATGTATCTTCACTATCAAACTCAACATTTTCTGCAAGAGAAGCGAGTTTATCCTTTTGTGAAAGTGCAAGACCTTCACAAACCTCGGAGAAGATTACATCAGCAACCGACTCAGCTAATCTTTGTTTGAGAGCAATATTAGTTTTAATTTGCTCGTTGAGTTTATCTTCCATCTCATCTAATTTTTCTACCATTGCGGTAGCTACATCATATTTCTCTTCAGGGATGTTTACATAATGATCTTCAAAAAGACTTCTCATTCCAACAAGGAATGATTCGGTCATCTCGGTCTTAAGACCTTGCTCAATTGCGAGTTGATTTTCTGAAATCCACTCTTCGGCAACATACTCAAGATATGCGTCAACTCTCTCAGTGAGTTCTTCCTTAATGGAAACAACTTCCTCTTCAAGAGTTGCTTCATATTGTGCCTTCAGTTCTTCTTGAATTCCGGCAACTTTTGCGTTGATAGCAGTTTCAAAAATGGTGCGTGCCTTTTCTTGGAACTCCTCAGAAAGTTCTTCACCAGCAAGCAGTGCTTCAACATCCTCTTCGATGTCATATTCAGCAACTACTTCCTCTTCTTCGGTGACTACTTCTTCTTCAGTGGTTTCTTCTTCAGCAACTACCTCTTCTTCAGTAGTCTCTTCTTCAGCAACTACTTCACCCTCAACTTCCTCTTCCTCTTTCATACCCTTAGGCATAGGTTCAGCAGGCTTAGCACCTCTGTTTACTACATCCTTAACGGATGAAATTGTAGGTTCTTTGAGTTTGGCAGAGTTGTCATCTACCTTATAGTTTTCTGGAGTAGGACCACCGAGATCTTCCCAATTGCCAGTTTGGCCAGGTGTCGAAACACCGGAAGCATTGCTTCCTGCTTTTGGCATTGATTCAGATGCAGCAGCGCCTTTGGTTACTACGTTTTCCATTTCTTGTAAATTGCTACCAACGGACATTTGATTTATAGATTTTTTGTATTAATCTATATTTATTTATAAATTAAAGATTTAACAGAAAATCATTAAACAGATTCAACTTATGCTCTTCAAGCATTCTTTGATCTACGAGAGTATTAATTCTCTTTTGAGTTTTTTCTGCAAGTTGTTCACGAAGGATTCCACCTTCCCAAACCCACTCCTTACCTTCCATAATTCCCTGAACAAACGCATCAGGTGCAGAAGGATCGGCAACGATATCAGCAGCAGTTGCTAACATAAAGTCTTCACCAACAATTTTTGCACCACTACGATCTTCTCTTAATGAACCAACACCACGTGAAGAAACTCCAAGCATTACACCTTCATCGAGAAGAGAAGATGCAATCTTACCCATAGGAGTATTAAGAATTTGTGCCTTACCTCTGAAATTGTTTCCCTCTGCTACAAGTGAAGTAATCTTATGAGAAACACGATCAAGATTTACTGTAGGTCCATCTGGATGTCCAAGTTCACCCAAAGCACGTCCTTTCTGAACAAACGTCTCATTATATCTGTTTACTTCCTTAGAAAGTGTTTCTATAGGATACATTCTTCCATTACGATTCTTGATATTTCCTTGTAAGAAAACACCTTCAATGTATAACTTCTTATTGGCACCTTTACCTTCAGTAATAATTTGTACGTTTGAAATTTCTTCTGTGATAAGTTTCATTGTATAACTTTTTACCTTTATATGTTATTTATAAATTAAGCATTATATGTAACAGTCCAACCTTTACCTTGAAGGTTTGTCAGTGCTGTTTGAGCGGCAGCAGTCCAAGTGGAATATCCGGCATTACTGCCACCGACTATACCTAAAGTGATATTGCTAGCACCATTAGTATCCAAAGAAACTAAAATATTTTCAATAGATTGGGCAGTTAGAGAGCAATTATCAAAAGCATAACTAAAGGCAGTTGATACTAATGTTCCTGTAGTATCAAACATATTTGCGGGGAATGAAGTAAGTGCAGTGCAACCATACCAAGCTTCATAGAAACCAGCAGTAACACTAGAAAAATCTAATTGTGGGAATGAAGTAAGTCCAGTGCAACCATACCAAGCTTGATAGAAACCAGTACCACTAGAAGTATCAATCAGTGGGAATGAAGTAAGTCCAGAGCAACCACGCCAAGCAAGAGAAAAACTAAAACTACTAGAAGTATTCAATAGTGGGAATGTAGTTAGTCCATTACAATTAAACCAAGTTCGATAGAAACTAGTACCACTAGAAACATCTAATTGTGGGAATGAAGTAAGTCCAGAGCAATAAGCCCAAGCACCACTAAAACTAGTACCACTAGAAACATCTAATTGTGGGAATGAAGTAAGACTATAGCAAGACCACCAAGTACTATTAAAACTAGTACCACTAGAAGTATCAATCAGTGGGAATGAAGTAAGTCCAGTGCAATCACGCCAAGCAGTACCGAAACTAGTACCACTAGAAGTATCAATCAGTGGGAATGAAGTAAGTCCAGAGCAACCACGCCAAGCACTACTAAAATTAGTACCACTAGAAGTATCAATCAGTGGGAATGAAGTAAGTCCAGTGCAATTATACCAAGCACTACCGAAACTAGTACCACTAGAAGTATCAATCAGTGGGAATGAAGTAAGTCCAGAGCAACCACTCCAAGCACTACTAAAATTAGTACCACTAGAAGTATCTAATTGTGGGAATGAAGTAAGTCCAGTGCAACTTTGCCAAGTTTGTGTAAAATCAATA